AAGCTTTCTGTCGATACCATGGATGATGCCGAATCATTTCAAGTTGCATTTCATATGGCGGGGGCAACGCTGCAGAGAGAGAAGGTTGCACCGGAGGCAGATGCATTTACCTTTGCTACATTAGCGGGCACTGCGGGAATTACGATCGCTGAAGCTGTTACTTATGCCAACGCAGAGGCATTCCTTACGGGTTTGCTTTTAGCCAAAGATAAAATGGACACTGACGAGGTACCGGAAGAAGGCAGGATTTTGTACGCCACACATGCCCTTATGAACAGCATTATGGCGTTAGATACCACAAAATCCAAGGAGGTTTTGGCGAGCTTCAGCACAGTGAAAAAGGTACCTCAGAGCCGTTTCTACACAGCCATTGACTTGAACGACGGAAAGTCTGCAGGGGAGGAACTTGGACACTATAAGAAAGCCGAAACGGGTAAGGAAATCAATTTTATGATTGTTCATAAACCTGCAATTATCAAGTTTGATAAGCACGTTGTGGGAAATGTAATTGATCCGGCAAACAACCCTGATGCAGACAGCTATATTTTGAAATACCGAAAATATGGTATTGTTGACGTTTACAAGAACAAAACAGCAGGGATTTATCTGTCCCACAAGGCATAAGGGGGGTGTAAGGTATGTCGAGAGTAATCGGTATGGGTGCAAAGCCTAAAATGACAGAAGAAGATTCTTCTTTGCAAAAAGAAAATGAAGCTTTGAAGGCGGAAATTGAAGATCTGAAAGCTCAGAATGATGAAAAGGCTGTGAAGAAAGAAAATACAGCTTTGAAAAAAGAGATTGAGAATCTTAAAAAAGAAAATGAAGCTTTGAAGGCGGGCTCAGAAAAGCAAGAGTAAGGGAGGCGTAGCAGATGGCGTATGCAACCTATGAATATTATACAAACGAATACTACGGAAAAATGGCGGAAAATGATTTTAACCGCCTTTCCCGTCAAACCACTGCTTACTTGAATCAAATCACTTGCGGGCGGATAGATGCAACCATGGCCACAAGCTCCGCTGTAAAAGATGCTTGCTGTGCTGTTGCAGATGCGTATCTTTTGAATGAGCAAGGTGGCGGTATTGCTTCGGAATCCAACGACGGTATTTCTGTGAGCTACATTTCAGGAACAAATAATACCAAGACAGATGGGCAACGGCTTTATGAGGCAGCTGCCCTTTTCCTTGGGCATACAGGGTTTTTATACAGGGGGGTGGATTAATTGCTTGCTTGTATAGAAACAATCACCGTTCTCCAGTTAGACTATGATGCCACTCTTGATAAAGATGTATATAAAAGCTGGATTGTTAGAGATGTAAGTTGGTTTAGCAAGCTGATAGTGGGATTAGACGGGAAAGGACTAACCGGAAAGTCTGAGTTTAGGGTGCGGATTCCTTCAAGCATAGCTTTACCCACTACGATTCAACCAGGGGATATTATTGTTCGTGGAAATGCGGGTATCGTTCAAAAGGCAGCCGATTTTAAGGACAGAGAACACTTTACAGTACTTTCGGTTGGGGATAATCGCAGAGGCAGTATCCCACATTGGGCGGTGAGTGGTGCATGATAAAAGTTGATGTAAACCCTGCAGCGATTCTCCGCAAGATGGGGTTAGGGGGTAGCAAGGAGGCACAGCAATACCTTGCAAGCGAGGTGGAACGCCTAAATCGCCCTTACGTCCCTATGTCTTCAGGCAGTGGTGCGCATATGGTAAACCAGGTTCAAGTAACAGAGGATGCTGTGATTTATCCCGGCCCATACGCCCACTATCAGTATGTGGGTGAGGTGATGGACGGCAGAGCACCAAAGCAATATACAGGTCGGGAGATTGAGTACAGTGACGGCCCTATGCGTGGCAAGCAATGGGATAAGCGTATGCTTGCTGATCATGGTCAGGAAATCGAAAAAGGACTAGAAAATTATATAAAGGGGCGGTTGAGATGAACATTATGGAAAAGGTTCGGGCGTTTATCCGAACCTATCCACCTTTAGCCGAAAATAAGCTGAATGTGGATTTTTTACCTGCTGATGCCTGTAGTTATTCCGTTGAGGCGATACCCGCCAATGATGTTGTGAGAACATATTTGGACGGATCCACGGTGAGACAGTTTTTATTTGTCTTGGCCAGCCGTGAAAGCTATGGTGGTGAAGTGCTGCATCAGCTTGAAAACCTTGGGTTTTATGAGGCTTTTGCGGCCTGGCTGTATCAGCAGAATTTACAAAAGAATTTTCCTTCTTTAGGCGAGGGAAAAACAGTAACAAAAATTGAAGCAACAACACCGGGCTATGCCCTTTCTACAGGAGAGAACAAAGCCAGGTATCAAATACAATGTAGAATGGAATTTATGCAAAGGAGTGAAAAGGAATGTCAACGGTAATGCGATACGATATTGCAGATTATTTAAATACAGGAACAACAACGCCAAGCTATGCGTTAATGGGAGTGGGGTTTAATTCTCTTGACGAAAGCCCGAACGCACAAAACGACAGCAAGACATACATTCACCAGAAATCTCAGACGTCTACCATCAAGGGATACCAAACAACCTTTGCTTTTGATACGGATTTGATTTCTTCCGATGATGCGGTGATGAAGCTGTATGATATTGGTCGAAACCAAAAAACTGGGGTAGATGCCGAGCTGGATTATGTTAGGGTGGAGCTGTTTCGACCGGAGGGAACAACAGAAAACACATTCAAAGCAAGAAAATTTAAGGTTGCTGTTGAGGTTGCCTCCATTTCGGGTGAGGGCGGTGGTAATGTTAAAGTAACAGGTAACTTAAACGGCGTAGGTGATTTTGTGGATGGGACTTTTAATACAGAGACAAAGACATTTACAGCCAGCGCATAATAAAAGGAGGACGGCAGAATGGGTAAATTTGAATTTAGGAAGAATGTAATTGAGCTGGATATTGCGGGGGAAATTTATGAGGTACCCGGAAGCACGGAATTTCTACATACCGTTTCGGAATGTGGTGAAAGGATGGTTGCGAGATCTGCTGAAATGAAAGAGGAGGGATCCGATTTAGGAGATACTACGGATTTCATGCTCCAATGCTTGGAGGAAATATTGGGGGTTGATGCAGTGGATTCCATTTTCGCAGAACGTGAACCTGATTTTTATGATTGCACAGACTTGTTTGAGTTTGTGACTAGGGAAATTAAGGAGCACCATGCAAGGAAGTTAAATTCATTAGCAATGGTTAAACCTGTATCGGAACCAGAATCTATTCCGCAGATTTCTCAAAACAGAGCTGCACGCAGAGCAGCAGAGCGCCGTAAAAACAGGAAGTGAAAAACTTTCTGATTCGTGAGCCACCCATTTCTACCGTGATTCAAGGGAAGGAATACAAAATAGCCTCTGATTTCCGTGATATGTTGGAATTAGAGGCTATTTTTCATTCCAACAAGAGTGATGCCGAAAAAGGCGCAGAGGCGTTGCAGCTATTCTTTGGATGCATTCCTCCCGATGAAGAGGCGGCAGTGGAATATTTAGGGTGGTTTTTCTCATGTGGCAGGGAAAAGGAATCACCACAGGAAGACAAGGCGGAAGCAGGAACCTATAAACCACCTGTATATTCCTTTAGTCATGATGGGGAATTGTTTTATGCTGCTTTTCTGGCGCAGTATGGTATTGATCTGCAGGACGTACCATATTTACATTGGTGGAAATTTATCGCCATGTTTAACGGTTTGACGAAAGAGCATCTAATTACAGAGGTTATGCACTGCAGAGCCGTAGAAGTGAAACCTGATATGCCAAGGGAGCGAAAAGAGTATTACGAGAAAATGCAAAAAGTCTATGCCATTCCCTTGCCTGATAAATTGGGAATGCA